AAGACTCCTGATCAACAAAAAGAAGCCATTAAAGAGGCATTAGAAGAGTGGTTAGATAAACAATTTACCAAGTTTGGTAGATGGTCTCTTCGTAGTATTGGGGCAATAGCTCTAGCGGCATTAGTTTATATGTGGGCTATGTCGCATGGTTGGTCTATTAAATAAAAAGACTTTACGGCACTTATATAGTGCCTTTATAAAGTTACCTCCATTTAATAGATACCCAATGCCTTCACCTCTAAAGATGAGGTTTGAAGTGATGGATTCAGATGATTGTGATGGATTGTTTACACCAAGTAACATGACTATTCATATAGAAACTAGACAGAATAGTTTTAAGAAGATGACTGAAGTATTGCTACATGAGATGATTCATGTGTTGTTATATAAAAGAAATATGTACACAAATAAGTATGCTAACCACGATGGTGATTTTGAAGAGTTAGCTAATGAAGTCTGTAAGTTGTATAAATTTAATAGGAAGACTTTTTAATGAAACATTTAATATATTTACTTTTAATATTAGCAACACTATTCTACATCCATAAAGCTGAAGCAGAAGAATATATGGTTATGCAGTATAACGAGAATGTTCGTATTGTTCTCTCTAAAGAGAAATGTCCTACAAAAGGATTTAGAGCTGTAGCTCAAAGAATAGACAAACAAATATTAAGAGCTTGTTGGTCTCCTAATGGAAACCTAATTAATATTCAATGGGAAGGTGGAGACTTTAGTGAGTTTCCAGTAGATAGATTTTATCCAGCAGAGGTTAAATAATGGATCCAGTAACAATATTAGCAGCCTTAGGACCTTTAGCAGTAGATTTAGGTAAGTCACTCATCAATAGATTTGTAGCTCCTGATCAGTTTAAACCAGCTACAATAGAACAATATGCTCAGATGAAGGGTATAGATTTAGAGTTCTTTAAAGTGATGAATGAAGCAGGTGGAGGTAATCCATCTTATCCATGGGTAGAAGCTATTGTAAGACTTATGAGACCAGCGATTGGTCTATTAGTGTTAGCTACATGGGCTACTATGCACTTACAAGGTATTGCAACACCTGAGGTAGATAACTTTGCTAGTGCTGTAGGATTCTATTTATTCGGTGAAAGAAGTTTATTTTACATTAAGAAGAAATGAAGTTAAGTCCTAATTTTAGTTTAGAAGAACTTACTTTTAGTCAAGTAGCATCAAGAAGAGGGTTAAATAATACTCCTTCAGATAAAGTAAAGGATAACTTAGAAAGACTTGCATTCTTTTTAGAACAAATTCGTAAACTATTTAATAAACCACTCCTGATTAGTTCAGGGTATAGATCGAGGGAAGTCAATGAAGCAGTGGGTGGAAGTAAAACATCACAACATTGTGAAGGATGTGCAGCTGACTTTAATGTCAAGGGAATGTCTCCTAATGCAGTGGTTAGAGCCATTGTCGATAATGGTATCCCTTACGATCAGGTTATACTAGAATTTGATAGTTGGGTACATATTTCTATTCCAACTGTTAAAGGAGCAACACCAAGGAAGCAAGCTTTAATTATAGATAACAAAGGGAAGAGAGAGTTTAAGTGAAGAAACCTACAACAAAGCTAGGGAAACAGAATAAGATTAGCAAAGTGATGCGTGAGTTTAAAGCAGGTACATTAAACACTGGCTCTAAGAAAGGTCCTGTTGTTAAGTCTAAAAAACAAGCTATTGCAATTGCATTATCACAAGCAGGTATGTCTAAAAAGAAAGGTAAATAATTATGCCAATGGTCGGAATGAAAAAATTTAGTTATACATCTAAAGGTAAAAAAGAAGCTAAAGAGTACGCAAAGAAAACTGGTAAGAAAATGGTTTCTAAACCTAAAAAGACTGGTGCAAAGCGTGGCTACTAAGCAAGGACTCTATGCTAACATCCATGCTAAGCGTAAAAGAATAGCAGCAGGATCAGGTGAGAAGATGCGTAAGGTGGGGTCTAAAGGGGCTCCCACTGCTAAAGCATTTAAACAAAGTGCTAAAACAGCGAGGAAGAAATGATTAAAAAAGGCAAAGAAACTTTTAGTGGTTTTAATAAACCAAAGAAAACTCCAAGCCACCCTACTAAGAGTCATGCAGTGGTTGCTAAAGTGGGGGAAAAAGAAAAGTTAATTAGATTTGGTCAGCAAGGGGTTAGTGGTGCAGGATCTGCCCCTAAAACAACTTCTGAGAAAGCAAGACAAAAGTCTTTTAAAGCAAGGCACGCTAAGAACATAGCAAAAGGTAAGATGTCAGCGGCATATTGGGCTGACAAAGTAAAATGGTAATAAATTAGTTGACAAATAGCCATTCTTATGGTATAATTGTTGTATATACTGGGAAAATAACACATGACTTATTTAGAAATTGTCAATAAGGTTTTAAAAAGATTAAGGGAACCAACAGTGGCTTCTGTAAGTGAAAACTCATACAGCTCATTGATTGGTGACTTAGTTAATGTCGCTAAGCGAGAAATTGAAGATGCTTGGAATTGGTCAACTTTAAGAACTACTCTTACAGCTACCACTGCTCCTGATCTCTTCAACTATGTGCTTCGTGGTGCTGGAACTCGTTTTAGAGTTTTAGAGATTATTAATGACACTGATAATGTGTTCTTATATCCTAGAGATAGTAAATGGTTTGAAAGAAGCCTATTAATGTCTCCTGTACAAAAAGGAAGCCCATTATACTACAATTTTAACGGTGTTAACACTTATGGTGATACTCAAGTGGATGTATTCCCTGTACCTGATGGTGTTTATACATTACGCTTTAATGTGGTAATGCCACAAGATGATTTAACTTTAGATACTGAAGTAGTACAAATACCTTATACTCTTCTTATTGAAGGTACTCTTGCAAGAGCAATTGCTGAGAGAGGTGAGGATGGTGGAACCCAAGATCAAGAAATGCGTTACAGAAATATGTTAGCAGACTTAATTGCAATTGAAGCTGGTACTCGTCCTGAAGAAACTACTTGGTATCCTCAATAATGGCTGGAACATTAAAAACTACTTCTATAGCTGCACCTGGATTCATGGGTTTAAATACCCAAGATTCTTCTGTTACACTTGAGAGTGGTTATGCTTCTATTGCTACTAATTGTATCATTGACAAATATGGTAGATTAGGTGCTAGAAAAGGTTGGGATGCTGTTACTACAAACAATGGTACATTAGCTGATAATGAGGCTATTGGTTCTATATTTGAATTTAAAGAGATAGATGGTACGATTAGTTATCTATCTGCTGGTGGTGGTAAATTATTTACAGGAACTGAGACTCTAACAGAGCACATTCCTAAGGCAGCAAATCAAACTACAAATGCTCCTATTACTCCTACAGATGATAGATGGCAATTTGCAGCGTTAGCTGAAGGTAGTAGTGCAACTGCTTCTTCTTATGGCTTTGCAGCACAGATTGGTAATCCATTCTTAGTATGGAGAAAACAAAACCATTCAGGTCCTTATATTTGGCAACGAATAGGGGATTATGGTGCTAAACCCTCAGGTATTACAACATTTGATCCTGACTGTGTATTAGCAGCTTTTGGTAGAATATGGGTAGCTAGAATGACTAGCCATAAACATACTCTTTATTATAGTAGATTATTAGATGGTGCTAACTTTACTGGCACTGGTTCAGGAATTATTGATATTAGTTCTGTTGTTGGTAATAATGATGAGATTACAGCACTAGCTTATCATAATAGTTATTTAGTTATATTCTGTAAGAATCACATTGTTATCTATCAAGGTGCCAATGATCCAACCACAATGACCTTAGCTGATGTGGTGGTAGGTGTAGGATGTGTAGCTAGAGATTCTGTACAAAGCACAGGTACTGATTTAATTTTCTTATCAAAGAGTGGTGTAAGAAGTTTTAACAGAACAGTGCAAGAGAATACAATGCCTCTTCGTGAACTCTCTTTAAATATTAGAGATGACTTAGTAGGATACTTAGCAGTTGAAACTGTGGAAAATATTAGAAGTGCTTATTATGAGAAAGATGCTTTCTATCTTCTAACATTTCCAGGTTCTAAAATTATGGTTTATTTTGACCTAAGACAAGTGCTACAAAATGGAGCTGCTAGAACTACATTATGGAATAATACAGCTGGTACAAGTTATACAGCATTTTGTTCTACAGAAGCTAGAGAATTATTCATAGGTCTTCCAGGTAAGATTGCTAAATACAATGGTTATTTAGATGGTACCAGTGAATATAATATGCAGTATTATACATCTAGCTCTGACTTAGGTAGTGCTACAACGAATAAGATGCTTAAAAAAGCATCATTAGTAATTATAGGTACAGGTGACCAAGACTTTTCATTTAAGTATGGTTATGACTATACATTAAATTATACTTCACAGCCTATTAATAGAAATTTAGGTACAGGTATCTATGCTACTTTTAATACTACTTTCCAATATAATATAGATAAATATTCTTCTGTAGGTATTGGTGTTAATACAATTAATGTACCTTTAGGTGGATCAGGCAAAGTAATACAATTTGGAGTTGAATCAACAATTAACGATAATCCAGTCTCTATACAAAAGATTGATGTTTATTTACAAACAGGGAAAATGATATAATGGCAAACTATACCAAGTCAACTAACTTCTTAGCAAAGGATTCATTAGCTTCAGGAGATCCAGCTAAAATTATTAAAGGTTCTGAATTTGATGTAGAGTTTAATGCTTTACAAACAGCAGTCAATAGTAAAGCTAATACTATTTCTCCTGCTTTAACTGGTACTCCAACAGCTCCAACAGCTTCTGCAGGAACTAATACAACACAAATAGCTACTACAGAGTTTGTACTTTCTAATTCAGTACCATCAGGTTTAATAGCTATTTGGTCAGGAAGTACAGGAACTATCCCAACAGGTTGGGTATTATGTAATGGATCTAATGGCACTCCTGATTTAAGAAATAGATTTGTAGTTGGTGCTGGTTCTACTTATGCTGTAGGTGCTACTGGAGGTAGTACAGATGCAGTAGTAGTAAGCCATACACATACTGCAACAGTAACCGACCCAACACATTCACATTGGGGATGGGGTGGCTCTGTTCGTACTAACACAAATAGTATAGGTGGAAATAATGATAATTCTACTTCTGGTAGTGGTCTAGTAGGTTTTGAAACTCTTTACGCAGCATCTACAGGCATTTCTGTAAGCAATAGTACAACAGGTGTAAGTGGTACAAATGCTAATTTACCTCCATATTATGCTTTATGCTACATTATGAAGAGTTAATGAGTAAGATAGAATATGTAAATCTTCTTTATAGGATTTATGGAAGTCCTAAAGAGAATAAAAAAAAGTTCATTGAAGAAGCATTAACTTGGGAATATTACCCAGTTTATAAGAATGATGTAGTAGTAGCTTTGTTTATGACTAAAAGGAATAATATCCATTGTGGATGTCTTCCTGAGTATAAAGGTAAGTGGTTTCCAATGAAAATGTATAAAAGATTATGTAAGAATATAATCTTAAAATATGGAAAAGCTGAAACATCTACTTTTCCTGAAACAAAAGAGTTCGTAGAAAGACTTGGGTTTAAGGAAGTAAGTAGAAATGAAAATGTTATTAATTTTATAAAAACAGAGGTTTAATATGAGTTTTGTATCAAAATTATTCGGTGGTAAAGATGCTCCTAAAGTCCCTGACTATCAAGCATCACCAATAACCACTCCGTATGGCACAGTGACCCCTTCAGGTGCTGGTGGTGTTAGTGTATCATTATCACCTGAATTACAGAAGTTTTTTAATTTATATACCTCTGCTGCTGAAAGAGCTCTTCCTTCTGAAGAGCAATTAAGCTTTGCTGGTGATGTCTCTGAAATGGGGCAAGGTTTATTCTCTAGAGGTGCTGGTACAGATATTGGTGCTAAGACAAGAGACTACTATAACCAAGTAATTTCTAGTATGGAGCCACAAAGAGCTCAAGAAGAATCTAGACTTGCGGATACATTATTCTCACAAGGTCGTACAGGGACTGGTGTTGGAGTTAGTGGTGGTGGTTATATTAACCCTGAACAATATTCTTTATTTAAAGCAAGAGAAGAAGCTAACAGAAATATCTATTTAGGTGCTGAAGATAGAGCAAGACAACAACAGATTGATGACCTTAGAAATGCTTTAGGTATCTATGGTACTGGGCAAGAACTTGCTGTAGCTCCTTTAACAACTGCAGCTGGCTTATTAGGAACTGGTATTAACATAGCAAGTCTTCCTTCACAATATATTCCATATTCATTACAAGCTGGTCAGAATGTAACTGGTGTAAATCAAGTGAATGCTCAAATTGAAGCTCAAAATCAAGCTAATCGTCTTGGCTTTTGGGGTGGTCTCATTGGTTCAACAGTAAGTGCATTTAATCCATTCAGTAAACTAGGTGGTTTATTTGGTGGAAGTACTCCTGCTCCTACTTCAGGTGGCGGTGCATTTACTGGTGGAATTAAACTACCTAGATATTAATTAAGGAAAAATTATGGCTGGAATCGTACCTAGTTTATTTGGACCTACTCCACAAGAGTTAGAATCTCAAAGAAGACAGCAACAAGCTGACCTACTAAAAGCTTATGCTGCTCAAGGTCCTAGAGCTGCTGCTGGAGCAGGTGTTGGCACATTAATTGGTCAAGGTCTTAATGCTTTATTTGGCACACAAGATCCTGAGATTAGGAGAGCCAATGATGTCTATAAAGTATTACAAACCACTCAACAAGAACTAGGTGATGGTGTATCTGATCCTAACATTCTTTATCCTACACTTCAAAAGAGATTCACAGAAGCAGGTTTCCCTGACATTGCTGCTAAGGTAGCTGAAGAAGGGTCTTCTAAGATTATTGATTGGAATACTAAACAAGCTACTATTAAGCAAAAAGAGTTTGATCTAAAACAAGATCAAGATGCTAAAGTAGCTTTACAAGAACTAAATACTAAAGCTGCTGAAGAGGGTAGAACTCCTACTAGCGAAGAAATTATTAGTACACTTTCAACTTATTTACCTGCTGAAAAACTTGCTCCATTGATCCAAACTTCTGCTGATAAAGCTGCATGGAGAGATGTACAAATTAGACAAATGGAAATTCAACATCAAGATAGAATTCAAGCAGCTAAAGATAGACAGGCTGATCGTAAAGAATTAGAAGCAATTAGACAAGAGAATAAAAAAGAACTTGCTACATTAACAGCTTCTCTTAAGCCAAAAGGTGGTTCAACATCTGTATATGAAAAAGGTTATGCAAATAACTTTGTAACATCATCTGCTGAACTTGTACCTGCTACTTCTAACTTAAACATCTTAACTCAAGGTGGTGTATCTCCTATTACAGCAGGTGTATTCACTAACCTTAAAGGTACTGGTTTACTATCAGCTACTGGTGCTGCATTTGGTAATACTATTACTTCTGCAGAAGCTGGTCAATATGAATCCATTATGCTTCCAGTGATACAAAACATTGGTACAATGCAAAATGCTGGTAGAAGAACTACAATTGCTCAATTAGATAATCTAAAGAATGCTCTTATTGCTAAACCAGGTCAACCTTATGTTGTTCAAATACAAAAGATGGGTGAACTTCGTCAGATTGCTGAAGCAGCAACTGAAGCAGCTATGGCTAACCCAGCTTTATCTGATGAACAAAAAGCATTGGTTAAAGGTAATCTAGAGAAAGTTAAAACAGCTATTCCATTTACTGGTGCTGATGTAGCTAAGTTTAGTGTTTATTCTAAGAAGAATCCTAATGTTAAATTTAAAGATTGGCTAAAAGAGAATGGATCTGAAAAGAATATTCCTGAGAAAGCACCTCAAGCAGCTCTAGATAAGTTAGCTAGTGATAGGTCATTAGCTCCTGCATTTAAAGCTAAGTATGGATATTTACCTGAAGGATATTAAGCATGGCTGAAAAAAATCCGTTTGACGAATTAGAAACAACTGCTCCTACTGTAGAAGGTAATCCATTCGATCAGTTTGATAGCCTTCCTACAGCTGATTTAGCTACAGTTGAGTCTGCTGTTGAACAATCTACTCCTAGTGGTTTCTTTGATCCTACAGCACCACAAGACTTTAGTCTTAAAAATGTAGCTGTTGGTGCAGGTATTGGAGCTGGTGTAGGTACTTTAATTGGTGGTTTCCCATTCGGTACATTAGGTGGAGCTGTCTCAGGTGCCGCTGGCACTGGAGCTGGTGAAGTTACTCGTACTATGGGTGCATCTCCTGCTACTCAAATAGGTACAGAAATAGTTGCTGGTGGTCTTCCAAGTGCTATTAAAAAGTTTGGTACTAAAGCCTTAGGCTTAGTGACATGGAAAGGTGAAAGACTTTCTAGTATGCTAAAGAGTACTTCAGATGAAGAGTTTGCAGCATTAGCAGCTAAAGAAAAGACATTTGGTTCTCCTACATTTAAAGGTTTATATACAACAAAGAACTCTGACTTAACACAAAGTGCCATAAAGAGTGACTTACTGAATAGTGGAGTTCAAGTAGCTGATGATGAACTTGCTTCTACAGCTGTTAGAAAACAATTATATGCTAATATGAAGGCTAACAATCCATTTGTTAAGTCAACTGAATATGCTGAACTAGGAGATGAGATTGCTGCTTTAAGAGCTAGAAATCTTATTAGCCCTGTTGAAGAAAAGAACCTAGAGAAGATTTTAAAGAATCAACTTAATACTAATCCTAAGATAGCTAATACAGCTAACCAAGATATTCTTAACCTTATCCAAAATGGTGGTACATACACTGTTGAAGGTCAAACAAAGGCTATGATTTCTCCTGATGCTCAAAGAGTACTAAGAGATCAATTCAATAAGTACCTTGAAAGAAACACTGGTAAGAAGGGCTATGACTATCTAAAAGGAATTGAACAGCAAGAGTTTATTGCTTCTGCAAGAGATAGTATTCCTACACTAGTTGCTACTAAATTTACTAAACTAGATGAGCCATATAAACTAGCTTTATCTAATATTGCTAAATCACCTGAAGGTAAGATGGAGTTTGCTAAGGCAGTTGATCAACACTTCTATAACTTAGGTGAGACAGTAGAAGTAGCTGGTAAGCAAGTAGGTAAAGAAATATCCCCTGATAAGCTTATGAAAGAGTTTATTCGTTTAAGACCTGCTATTGAAGAAAGTGGTGTAATGTCAAGACCACAATTAGAAGAACTTACTAGAAGAATCTCAGGACTACCCTCTATGGCTGATAAAGCTTTATCTAAGAAGTATATCACTGACATTATTAGAGGATCATTAATTGGTGCTGGTGCATCTCAGGTTTCTAGTACTAAGCCTGTAGTACTTCCTATGTAATAAAAAAGGGGCTTACTGCCCCTTAATTATTTAGCCATCATATACAATCCTACATTTGCTAAAGCATATCCAAAGTAGCACAGACTCATTCCACCGTTGCCTACATAAAATTGCTCAGCACTTATATACGCATAAATGAGCCCTGTAATAATAATTAGTATATGACTCATTTACTTTACTCTCCCTCTTCATCCCATTCAATCATAAATCGAATGATTAGAAGATCAAGTAGTAGTATCCAACCTTTACCTTTCCTACCTATCTGTTTATAACTCATGTGTTCAATACCTAAATTAACACCACTGATTAGTTCTGATCCAAAATAATACATTAGTTTACCTCGCAAGTTCCGCCAGCACAAGCCAAGTTATCTTTAGCTTCTGTATGGTCGTCAGTTTCAATTACTTTCGTTAAGTCTATCTCTTGAAGATGTTTAAACATTTCATCGAAGGTTTCTTTAGTACAATCTTCAAATGGAGCTTGAACATAAGTGCCTCCATCGTAAGGTAGTACAGAGATACCAGTATAGTTATAACGATTCTCCCACATCCATTTACCACATTCGTCCCACTCATCATTCTTTAGAGAGATAGTGCATGATACATTATGCTTATTATCACCTCTATTATTACCATTAGCTACCCATTCTATATTAAAGCGTTTAACTCTTTCTAAGATGTCTTTATAGCTTTCAGTGCGAAGGATAGAACCTTCAGGAGCTTTCTGAGGGAAACTCATAACAGCTTCTAAGTGGGGCTTCCACACACAGTCTTCTATAAGACTAGGTACTGTTGATGTCATATATCTATATAATGGTTCATTCTTACCTACACGCATTCTACGAACATAATAGTCATTATGCCAAGCATGAATACCACTACTGCTACCAAGTACAAGAGAAGTAGTGCCAGCAGGTTTAACTGTAGTAATTCTAGCGGACTCATTGATGCCAATGATGTTAGCCACTCGTTTATTTTCTTCCTTAGTAACATTGGCAGCCTCAGCTAAGTTAAGTTTAAGAACACCACCTGAAGCAATACCAGTCATAGAAACACCTAGTAGTGCATCTTCTTCTGAAGTTTCTTTCCATACACTTCTTAGATAATGGAAGTCAGTATAACCAGCTTGTAATGTACCAATGAATGTAGCAGCTTTAACACGATCATTTAGTTCTTCTTGTGTCGTTACATCTGATACATTAACCTCAACTAAGTTACAATAGGAGTTAGGTCTTAAACTAATCTCAGCACATGGGTTAGTACCCACATCATAGTTATTAGTCCAAAACACTCCAGGTTCACCTGCACCTGATTGTTCTACTCGTCTCCAAATAGCAAACCACTCTTCTTCTGTAATCTCATCACGATTTAAAGCTACTGAGTTATTAGCTCTGCCTCGTTGTGGGTTAAGTTCATACCATGTACCACTCTTAGCTGACATCATATCCATATCATCTTTATCGAATAAAGAGATTAGGGCAGCTCTACGAATACCTCCTGATAGCACAGCATCAGCAATATGGCAGATCATATCATGTACTTCGATAGGTTCTAGCTTACGACCAACAGCATTGTTTAATACACTACGAAGCTTATCTAAACAGATGCGTAATGGGTCAGGACCTGGTGCCTTACCTCCTGAAGTAATGAGTCTAGCACCTTTAGGTCTAATATCTCTAAAGTCAAATACTGGGTCAGATTTACCAAGGGTATAGGACTTAATTAATACTTTAATAGAATCAGCCCAACCCTCAATAGAATCTCCTACCAAGAATCGTCGTTGTTTAGCGGATGGACCAACGATAGTAGGGAGTCTATCTGTGTGTCTGCGTTGTACGCTAAATCCCACTCCACTTCCGCCAAGTAAGTTAAACATTGTCTCGCTGAAAACGGCAGGATGATCGACAGGGGAATAAGCACAATTGAACATACGATTATTGCTAAGTTCAATAGGAGTACCTCCAAATTGTAAACTACGCATAGAAGGCAATACTTGACGATTGTAAACATATTTGTAAACATCTTTAATTTCCTCTTTCAATTGTGGGTACTTTTTCATGTGCATAACCATGTTACGACTAACAAGCTCTTCCCAAGTTTCTCTTCGTTGAGCTTCAGGGACATACTTAGCATATTTATTAAATATGGTGATGTCACTTAATATCTTTTGACTTTTATCCATTATCTTCTTTCTTATAGCGTAGTTATATAAATTAATCGGAGGAAGTGTTATCTCCAAGTTCCAATTCATTGACCAATCTCTCGAACCTATCTTCAATTTTGTCTTGGAAGGCATAGACTAAATCCTCAGTAGTAAGTCCTAGAAGGTCAATTAAATCTACTTCTGAAACTTGTTCAATAATCTTTTCTTGTAATTCTGTTAATGTTATCATGTTTTCAATTCTTTTAATAGCTCTACATAGTGAATGACTTTATCTAGGTCAGCTTTACCGCCCTTGTCTTTCCATCTGCAGATATATTTAATTATGTTTCCTTCTATAAAAGGTATATTGTTTTTAGTTATAAACTCTATGGGTTGTATAGTAAATTTCTTATAATGGTCTCCTCCTACTTGTTTACTAAGCGATGTTGACATACTTCTCTCCTGTTTTATGGCTAATACTCTTAGTACCTCTGAACCAATTTCCACATCCTTGGCATTGGAAGCGTTGATACTTAGCATTAGTTGTTATTGCATATCCTCTCTTCTGATGATGTTTTCCACCACAATTAGGGCAGACTAAACCATCTTCAGACAAGACAGATAAATTCAAGTGATTCTTAATCCATGGTTTAAAGCGTTGATAGACATTCTCTAAGAGTACTACATCATTCTTATTGTACTTCTCCATTGTCTTCCAAGCTTGTGGATCTTTGTTTAAACATTTAATCCAAAGCTCATGTCCCTCATGTGCTACTTTCTTACCAAGTCCTAAAGCTTGAGAAACATAGTCTAGTTTGTTAGAAACAAATCTAAACTGTCTCTTAGCCACTTGTAATAGATCAATCTGTTTAAATGGAGCAGGAGGTGTCATACCATTTAAGATAAAGTCTTTATTGAGGGTAGGAATATCGAATCTAGCCCCATTATAGTGAATGACTGCATCAGCCTCGTCTAGAAGTTTGTGAATACCTTGTAGCATCTTCTTTTGTGACGACTTATTCACTGAATCAAATATAACTTCTTTCTTACCTAACCACTTAGCTGCATAGCAGAGTGTTGTAGAGCTTTCAAGGATTTGATTCAATCCAATGTTCTGATCCCAAATGCCCCACGCATGGACAGTGTTGGGACTTGTCTCTATATCTAGCAATAGTATTTTACTCGTCATTAAACTGTTCTCCATTAGGTTTAGCTACACCATCTTTAAATCGCTTCTCTACTTCACCTGTACTTTTATTCAACTCATACTCATAATGGTCTCCTGTGTTACCATTCTGCGAGATCACATCAATTCTTGATTGCTTCTTACCGAATATGCGTTCAAAGTTTTCTTCACCTTGTTTAGTAAAGAATCCTTTTGTTTGAATGCTGTCACCTGTTATATCATTCTTACTCATTGTAACTTCCCTTCATATACCCAATCAGGAAGATAGTGCAAGTATATTTCATGACCTTCTTCCGTTTGTTCTAAAACACAATTTCTTACTATATAATTTGCTACCATCTTTAACAACACTTCTTCTTCTTGTTCGTCTATCTCTACACTCTCGAAAGAGCCATCAGCTTTTAGTCCTTTTACTAACACGCTTTACCCTTTCCGTTTTTGTTTTTTCGTCATGACAACCTTTGCAGAGTACTTGTAAATTATCCGATGAACAAAAGAGCCGTGCAATAAATATATCCCACGACTCGAATCCTTTTTTAGGGCACACCACAGGAAGTATGTGATCCACCTGAACCTCCTTAGCAGGGAAATGCCCTTTGCATCCAGCACATTCATAGTGCATAGCCAAGCGTTGAGATTTGTCGTTAATTTTTTTACCAACTTGAGCTTCTTTAAGAGATTCATATTTTGGAGGATACCTTCTAAAACCACCTCGTAAGGTAGAAGTTATAAATGATTTTAAGCGACCTTCAGTCCATTCTTTATTCGCCATTAGCTAGTCTTTCAAAATGATGTTGATAGTCATCATCTAGTGATCTTAAGATGTATAAACATCTTCCATTCATTATCATCCACTCATCATTTTCATACATCTCTCTAACAGTAGAAAACATTTCTTGCTCTGTAAAACACTCAGCAAGGGCTTTCTTAGCCTTCACTGGTCCAATCCCTGCTATACCTTTTATGTTATCAGAAGTATCACCTGTTAATAGTTGAGTGTAAAAGTTTCTAAGTCCAGTTTCTTCATCTACCTCATAGAACTCTTTTTTAACGAAGTTGTAGTGCTTTCCAGGCACTTGCAATAGGTCTTTATCTATGGAACAAATGAGACTAGATTCATTTTGATTAATACCAAGATAATCGTCTGCTTCCATTCCAGTAGCCACTGTTCCTTGCCAACTCTCTACAAGATAGTCTCGAAGAAATTGTAGGTGCTTAGGTTTGGTTGCAGTACGATTAGCCTTGTATTCAGGATATACTTGCTTCCTGAAATTGTCAGGAGATGTCAAGAATAATTTATACTCAGATGCTTCCACCTCAGCTAAAGTATTTTCAATCATCTCGTTGACACGATAGACGGCAATAGCCTCGTTGTCATTCTCTGTGGTACAAGCCACACGAAATGCGAATATATCACCGTCTAGTAAAGCTTCCATTAATCTACTTCGCCATCCGCTTCTTTAGAGAAGACATAAGCCTCGAATTGTTTAGCAGTGTTGATAACCTCACTCACTGGTTTACCCTGACCTAACAATTCAACCGCAGTTGATAGAGAAGATTGACGAATGATGTACACTTGTCGTCTAGCTCTTTCTTCTGCTGTCTCATAATTACTACCAATGACTTTACCACCGCCACCAGTTGATTTAGAAGCTTCAACTCTAGGAGGTGCATCACCTTCTTTAGCAATAGCTTTCCACTGCCAGTAATCACCTTCTTTAACTGTGACTACATCGACACGATCACCTTTGGCATAGCCCTGAATATCCTTAAATACAGCAGGGTTACTAAATGACATAAGCTTCTTGCCTTGCACTTGACCTTGCTCATTCTTGAAACTAACTTGTAATGTCTGATATTGTCCCTTACCAGTTTTCACTGACTCAGGGGTTCCTACATCAATAATTTCTATAATCATAAATACTCCTTTAAAAAGAACTATTTCTAGTTCTGTATATATATTATACCATATCCATATTACTTGTCAACCCAAATTTCCATATCTTTCCAATTATTTCCAACCTGTACTTCTGCCTTCATTGGGAGGTCAAATTCAGTCCCAAACATCTTTTGAAAGTTCTTAGGAACATCTTCAAATACATCTAACATTGTCTTAGCTAAAGTACCAGTAAAGCCACTATCACAATCAATGATAATGGAATCATGAACTGTATTAACAAGTCTCGCCTTTTCATAGTTTAATTTCCTCATTCGGTTATATAAAGATACTCTTGCTAGTGTCATTAAGTCTGCACCAAGTCCTTGAACAGGGTAGTTAAGAATTGTGGTGCGAGGGAAAACCTTCTCCCCTCGTCTTAATTCAGGTTCAAACTGATAGATTCTACCAGTAGGAAGTTTAACCATTTTAGTCGTTGTAGCCTCTTGCATAAGTTTAATGTGCCACTTATGAAGTCCTTTATACTTGCTATAGAACTCATCAATAACTCCTTGCCAAAACTTCTCACTCTTACTTACTTCAGCGAAGTTTGGATCATTAGCGTAGGAGTAAGCACTTCCTCCATAAATAAGTCTGAATACAAATGTCTTAGCAATAAGACGACTAGGCAAACCAAAGCGATTCTGATTATCAGTATGCTGATCGACATCATTCCATATCTCTTCATAGGCTACTTTATCCTTACTTAAAAATGCAGCACATCTCCACTCAAGAGCAGAGGCATCACCCTGTATAAGCATTACTGATCTCTAACATAGCGTCTGCAATGCGATAAGCTTCATAGGGAATGTCTTCTCTTCGAACATGGTCAGCAATGATTAATGCTTCCATAGCTTTTAATGCAATCTCATCTCTAGTCATTTAATGCTCCTTTTAATAATTCTCTAACATCTTCACTCATTTCTGTTAATACATACTTAGCACCTAATTCTTTTACATAGCTCTCAAAGTCACCAAGAGTATGGTAGAAGTAAGCTTCTTCTTCGCTGTTGTCAGGTGCATCATAATAATCACTCATAATTTTCTCCTAATATCGTGAATAAAATAGTTCTTTTATTTCTCCGTCAAAATTTTGTAGATTCGGCTTTGAGGAACTAAGGCGACCAGTTCTAGCAACGCACTGGTTGAGTTGTCCATGTAGCGTACCTTTATACCAACCTTGACTTTCTCGGAGTTCAGGGAGTCCTGAATAGTAAGTTCCTCTACGCTTTTCAAGTCCACTCCTTTTAAGGATAAGTTGAATAACTCCTTTAGAAACTCCTGAAGCCCTAAGACTTCTAAGCGTCTGTTCATCTGTGCTATAATACCCATCTTTCTTTAACTCACTTCCTTTTAATGGTTCTATCAATCGAGGCATATCATAGTGATGATCTACCCACCCTTCTTTAACTTGACCTTTTCTTTCACCAGTTTTATAAGTTCCAATAACTTCTTTCTTGGGTATAGTAATGCGTCCACCATACAAAAGACAACTGAGGTGATCTTTACTATTAAAATTAAAACCACTAATAGAAAAAGTCTTAGCCAATTCTTCATCCAATAATCTGACTTCCTCTTCCAATAAGGCACCAAGTTCTAAACTCCTATCTTCATCAAATAAAATTCCATTATACTCCATCTCTTCTAAGACAAGCAAGTCTTGATTGTGTAAGCTAATGAGTCTTTGTCGTTCTACTGGCAGAGACATCACTTCTTCATATTGCTTCTCAAATACTTGCTTAGTTAAAATAAGATCCTGTTCTAAGTATTGCTCAAGAATGTCCTTAGGTACATCAGGGGTGTCAATGCCGTTGCTCCAATACTCAGTAGCAACAACATCAAGCTTACTACCCAAACCATAGTACTCAGCGACACTATTAAGTGATGGGTAGGGATTCTGTTGGTTAGTGAGTATGAAATGTACCAACTGACAATCCCACACACGCTTATCCATAAAATTAATTCCATATTTTCTTATCCAATGCAAGTCGAACTTAATGTTAAAGCCAACAAGAATAGCGTCATTGTTAAGCATACTTTGTATAGAGTCAAGTCTATCCCTGTACGGATTTCCACTATATTCAATATCAAATAGATTAGAAACATTATTATGATGAAGTCCGACATAGCAAAGTTTATTCCTTTCGTCAAATGGATTACCTTTATTACTGATAGTACTTTCAATATCTAAAATTATTGTATTCATATCTATATTCTATCACACATCTACATATCTTGCAATATCAGGTTTAATAACACAATCAAATTTACCATGCCTCATGTCAGGAATTGAATCAGAGTCCCCAACTAACTTGTTCTTAGAAATACAGAAATGTCTCATGTATTCCAATCCCTCGTCATTAGTTTTACCGATACCAAGAATCCAGTCTGCCTCAGCTTGTTTAGATGTCTTAGCATTGGCAACATTACCCATGTTGAGCCACTTAACTCCCTCACCTGTACCGTCAGCTTGACACACTGCTATTACAGGGGCATAGTCTTTAGCCAACTCACGAGCCCATTGGTAAATAGCACCTAACATCAAGTCATTCCTATCTTGCTCAAATCCTTTAATCTTGTCAATCTGATCGAAGATGATAAGGCTAGGTTTAATCTGCTCACAAATCTTATTGACATCTTTGTAGCTGATTGAAGCCTGGTCGAATATCTTAATCTTGTGTTGAGTCCTCTCAATAAACTTTTCTTTATTGCCTTTGAGGTCTCGATAGAGTTCAGGTAAAGATAATCCGAGTGAAGCTTGAATACATCTCATCATAACCTTAGTGCCTTGCTCCTCGTTATTAAACCAAAGAATATTACCTTCAGATTGTGTAGCCATGTGTGTCACTTCACTAGCCAGGAATGTTGTCTTCCCTGTTTCAGGTCTAGCAAACAAGAAACCAAAGTCACCTTGTCTTAAACTACCCAAAGATTGATTGAGGCAATTTAACCTCCAACGAAGTCCCTTTGTAGTGACTTGTGATTGATACAACTCTTCCAAGTCATCTGTGACGAAAGTAATCTCTTCCTCAAGAGGCTTGTCAATCTCCATCTTAGAAATCTTGTCAAGAATCTCGTTAAAGTCTTTACGACCCTCTGTGACTTCAAGAGCCATCTCTGCAACCTCACGAGCCATGACTGCTGATCTTTGCTTCTCAAGATATTCCTCGATACGAGTCTCATCAACTTCCAATGTGCGAAGTTTCTCGAATATTGTATTGAAGATTTCTTTTTCAACATCTTTTAAGAATGGATAATCAGAAAAGAATTTTAGTTCTAGGTCGTCAATGGTGTATTGTTCTTTATCAGAAGATTCCTGTAAAGATTTAACACAATAAAGAAGCTTGACAAGTTCTTTATTTGTTATTATAATATTATTTATATATTTATTATATATTATATTATTTAATATATATTTAATAATAATTAATTCTATCATACTTGTTTCTCCATGTCAATAACATTTAAATATTTTTTTATCTCTGATTCTGAATAACATTTTGGATCGAGATCAGTCCAAATTGTTCTAACTTCTTCAAAAAGTAATCTTGCATTTCCAGCCTGTTTAAGAGCCGAAAAATTTTTATCCTTGTCCAACCATACAAAAAGTTTTTTAAAGCGTTTAGAGAGCCTTAAAATGAGTTCTAGGGGTATTATTGAGTTATGTATAGGAACACTTGGTAGTACTCTACTAACTTTTATAGCAGAAATTGCGTCTTCTACAATAATTATGGTGTCACTTTGCGTATTCTGCAAAATGGGTTCGTTATTCCTAATAATTCCTCTTGTAATATATTTAGCACCTAGTCCTGTGAAATTTCTAGCGTTTTGATAACTACCACCATCAAATACCAAATAGCCATCACTATCCCAAAAATAATTTTTATTGATTTCATTGTTAGTTAGTCCATATTTTTTTAAATAGGTCATACCTTTGCTATCCATAGTGCCACTATTGTTAAATTGAGTGAAAGGTTTTACCTCAACTTTAGTGTTTAACTTAGTTTTAAAGCGTTCTATGATGTCACCCTTGTCAATATAACCACAAGCAAAGCAATACTTATGCGTGTCAGAATATACAGCTAGATTATTTCCTGATTTATCAGCACCATTAGCACTGCATTTAGGGCATCTTTCATTGTATAAAAAGTGACTCAAAATAAGCATTCCTCATAGTCGTCTAAGTTAAACGGTTTTGGTTTTTCTACTTCTAATTTAATAATGTTTTTACCTTGTTCTTTATGCCATTTAGCTTCTTTAGCTGACCATCTAAACTTTCGTATGATGTCGCCAAACTCATCTATGATAGCATAATTAAAGTCCACAGAAAGCCTCCGTTAGTTTCTTTGAATCATACTTGTTATCTTTATTATACACTTGTTTGCCTCTTGTGTCTTTGTATAATGGTGTGAGTTCTACATGATGAACATCTTTTAATTTAATGGTTTGTTGTAGGTCACTTGGTAGAAAAGTCCATATTTGACTTGATCTTAACTCGCCATTGGTGTCAAATTCTTCGTAAAGCCAGCAATCAGGTTTTTTCATTATCAGGTTCCCTTTGTATAGTCCAACTTATATCAGCGTTTATGGTATCATTCCATTTAACATCTTGTGTTGACAGGTGTTGAAAGGTATGAATAAACAATCTCGTTGCCATCTTAAAAATTTTTAGATATTTCATAGGTCTTTCCATTCTAAAAAGTCTTGGTGATCTTCATCTGACGGAGTTTCTTTTGTAGCTAAGTCTTCTCGTTCAGTGTAAAGTAAATCGTTTTGTATGTCATTTAAACAATAATTACATAAGTCTAAATATTCACCTGTTGTCTGACTCTTGCGTGTCGCCTCATAATCAGATAGCAAAGCATTACAAGCAATACATCTCATCTTATACCCCAATCATTTTAGAAAGAATAACATTGATGTCTCTTGGCATACTGCGTGTTGGTCTTTGAAGAAGTGAAAAGGTTTTTCCATCTCGTTTAAACTTGGCTTGTGAATCCCAACCATAGCCCCAAAAGAAGTTAAAAGTACTCTTTGTCAAGTAAATTATTTTATACTCACCAAAGTTTTTAGTTTTTTGTTTCCATGCGTCTATCATGATAAGTCCTTTTAAGTTTTAAATAGCGTTTAGCATTACGATAAAAAATTATGTTCTCTCTTAACATTATACATTATCCCTTTCAGAAAGTCCATAGATTCTGTAATAATCTTCTCTTAAATCTTCTAATTCTATGTTTAATTGTGTTTTAGCGAAGTCTTCAAAGGGTGGAATTTCCTCCACATTGTTTGCTAACACTCGAAAAGTGTCTAGTTCGTAAGTGTAATTAAAGTTTTTTTGTTTTGCTTTAAATGCTTTTAGATAAGCGTCTGTGATGTTGTCAGCTTCAACTACAATGTAAAGCTTTTCTATATTTTCAGCATATACTTTATACTTTTTCATTTAATAGTCTCCAAAATATGTTTCATTATTCTTTTCTCGATTCCCTAACACATAACCGAATATAAATCCTATCACAAAAGCTATAATAATTTCAAGCATTTTTCTCTCCTAATAAAATATTAAATTGTCAATCTTTAAATCGTTCTTATGCTTCTTTAATTTAATTGAATCATCATAAAAATAAAGTCTATTTCCAATGATGTTTTCGGGTTTATACCATACTTTCCACGCTATAAGCTTTGTTTTTAAGAAGTCCTCTTTCGTAGCTTCTTTGTGTGTGTCATCGTGAATACCTAAGAATTGCCCTTTTTGGTGTATTACTTCGCAAGGGGTTTTCCCAAATTGTTTATGTTTGGCTCTGTTTAAGATAATTTCCCCAACTGCCTTTTTGGCTTTTTCGCTTTGTGTATGAGCCTCATGGTAGATTGCGACACTCATACAGGTCAATTGTGCATCTATGAAATTAATGTCCATTTTGTTTTATCTCGTCAATTTCTGCGAAGTCATAGGAAAGTATAGCGTCCTGTGCATAGTCCATTGCATGATCGTTCACAATGTCTCTAGCATACTCTTCGTTTTTAGCGTCAACTGTCATATCAAAATAAGCGTTATAGTAAATCCTGATTTTATAAGATTTCATAATTTAATCCCTTTTAAAATTTATAGCACTTTCAATAGCATCTTCAATTAAAAAATAGAGGTCTTCGCCAAACTCGGTGTTTTTTGTGCCTCCTGTGTCTTCGTCGTCTTCAATACACTTATGCTCTATGTCTAAATGATTAATAACATCAAAATAAACTTTGTCCGCAATGTCGCATATTTGATCAAGTTCTAAAATGTTCGTCGTCATTTTCTACTTCCTCCAAATAGTTTAAAAAGTCTTCTATGTCACTCATTATGTGACTTGGTAAATCTACATTCTTTTCTTCCGTGCCGTCTTCCCATACTATGTTAAAATTCCATGCTTTAATTTTCATTTTATAGAATCCTCCCTATTGTGTTATAAATAAGCGTTTTTACTTCTTCGGTGATGTCTACCCCTAACTCCATTTTATGATAGATAATGTTAAAAGGTTCTTTTTCTAATACTATATAATCTCGTTCCCTTGCTTCGTTGGCGATGTCATCATCATCAATTTTGGCTAGGTCAACTGTCATATATTCATTTTCATTTCGTTGGATTTCAATTATCATTTTAAACCTCCATTTTTGAATGATTAAAAGTAAAATAATAGCCGTCATTATCTGAACCATAACCCATTTCTGATAAATCCCAGTCCAAACTATTCTTTTTAACTAACTCTTCAACCGCCTTAAAATGTGCCTTTTCGTATGATTCAGAGTATGGATAACTAATAGTAGCGGTGAATCCATTAGCACTAGCTTTGATTCTAGTGCCTCGAGTATTACTT